GATTACCTAGTCGTTTGCGATGAGACAAACAACACGGGCGATGTGATCGACCGCAACGAATTTGTTGCCGAGATCTACCTGAAGCCTTCGCGCTCCATCAACTTCATTACGATCACCTTCGTTGCTACCCGTAGCGGTATTAGCTTCGATGAAATTGTTGGTAGATAATCAAATTTTCTTTCTAAATAAATTCATAGAGGTATAAAAACCAATGCCAGTCTCAAGTAACGTAAAGGACTTCCTTTCAAAAGTAAAAAGTGGTGTAAAACCCAATCTATTCCGTGTCAATCTTGATTGGCCCACTGGGTTGGGAGCATCCTCTCCTGATAAAGAACTAGCTTCTTTCTTGTGCAAGTCTGCTGCTCTTCCTGCATCAAACATTGGTGTTATCGACGTTCCTTTCCGTGGGCGCGTCGTGAAGGTTGCTGGTGACAGAACTTTCGACACCTGGAGTATCACCCTGTTCAACGATACTGACTTCGCACTTCGTCAGTTGTTTGAAGAGTGGATTCAGAACATCAACGCACACGAAGATAACGTAGCTGATCTCACCCTTCCACGTGGTGGTTCCGAAGGATACACCAAGAACCTGATTGTTCATCAGTTGGGTCGCTCTGGTAAAGAGTCCGACAAGATCAGAACCTACAAGATGTGGGGTTGTTTCCCTACTCAGATCTCCCAGATCGATCTTGCTTATGACAGCAATGATCAGATCGAAGAGTTCACCGTTGAGTTCCAAGTTCAGTACTGGACTGCTGGCGACAACGGCCCTGAGTTCAACAACCAGATTAGTTGATCGCATAAATACCTTAGTATTAGGTATTTTTCCATAATATAATGGCTCAATTATTTGGATTCTCTATTAAGAGAAAGGAGGGACCGAAGGGTCAGTCCCCGATCCCTCCATCACAGGATGATAGTATCACCACAATTGCTGGTGGTTACTTTGGGCAATATGTAGACCTAGATGGCGGCGCATCGTCTCGTAATGAATACGAGCTGATTCGCCGCTATCGTGATATGGCACTTCACCCAGAAGTCGATACTGCTATCGATGAAGTGGTGAATGAAGCTATCATTTCCGATCTGGATGATACTCCAGTTCAGATCGAATTGTCTAACCTTGAAGTTGGAGATAATATCAAGACAAAAATTCGTGAGGAATTCGAGAACGTCAAGCGTCTGCTTGATTTTGATCGTAAATCCCACGAAATTTTTCGTCGATGGTATATTGATGGAAGACTTCACTACCACAAAGTAATCGATCTCAATAGTCCTAAACTCGGTATCACCGAACTTCGCTATATTGATCCCCTAAAGATCAAGAGAGTGCGCGAGATCAGAAAGAACGATAAGGATCCCAACGCAGCACGACGTGCTAATGGTGGATCTGAACCGTCTGCTCTTGATTATGATTTTGGAAACCACGATGAGTATTACATCTATAACCCAAAAGGTTTCCTGAATATGAATGGACCTGAGCAAAAAGGTATCCGCATCGCGATGGATGCTATTGCTCACACCAATTCAGGACTGATGGATCTCAATCAAAAGATTGGTCTTTCATTCCTACACAAGGCAATCAAATCTCTTAACCAGTTGAGAATGATTGAAGATGCTTTGGTTATCTACCGTTTGAGTAGAGCACCTGAGCGCAGAATTTTTTACATCGATGTTGGTAACCTGCCCAAAGTTAAGGCAGAACAATACCTTCGCGATGTAATGAATCGGTATCGCAATAAGCTGGTATATGATGCTAACACGGGTGAGATTCGCGATGACAAAAAGCATATGTCTATGCTGGAAGACTTCTGGCTTCCACGCCGCGAGGGAGGGCGCGGTACCGAAATCTCCACCCTTCCTGGCGGGCAAAACCTTGGTGAACTCAAGGATGTAGAATATTTCAGAACGAAATTATTCAAGTCACTCAACTTACCACCAAGTAGATTGGATGGCGAAAAAGGATTTAGTCTCGGAAGAAGCAATGAAATTCTCCGTGATGAACTTAAGTTTGGTAAGTTTGTTGGTCGTCTCCGCAAAAAGTTTTCTGTTCTATTTGATGATCTTCTGAAGACTCAGCTTGTTCTCAAGCGAGTTATCAGTGTAGAAGAGTGGGAGGATATGCGTGAGCATATTCAATATGATTTCCTATTCGATAATCATTTCCAAGAACTAAAAGACGCGGAACTTAACAACAATCGTATGGATCTTGCTGTCAAGATGGAACCATACCTGGGACGTTACTTCTCAGCTGAGTACATCAAAAAGCAAGTACTTCAGCAGAGTGATCAAGAACGGAAAGAAATTGAAACTCAGATCAAAGCAGAGAGAGCAGCTGGTATCATTCCTAGCGTTGTTCCTATCGATGCAGTACTCCCCGAAAACCAACCTGATCTAGGAAGCGCAAGTTCTAGCGACTTAGATAGCTAAATAATATTATTCTGGTCTCTTAATAATGGAAAACACGACTCCCGAAGCTTCCGCACGAGCGGCAGTTGATGCTATTGCTGATGGCAACCGCGCTGCAGCTGTAGATGCGATTAACCAAATGCTCTATGGTAAATCCGCAGAGACATTAGACACATATGCAGATGTCATTGCCAAATCTTATTTTGGTGATGTCGGCGCAGAACCAGAAGCAACTGCTGAACCCACAACAGATGAAACTAATAACGGAAACGATTGAAGAGGTTAATCTTATCATAGAGGAATCTAATGGTAAGAAAAATCATTACATCGAAGGTGTCTTCCTTCAAGCGGAACTTAAGAACCGTAACAATAGGGTCTATCCTATGAACGTTCTTGAGCGCGAAGTGAATAAGTATGTCACTGAGCACGTACAAGCTAATCGTGCTGTTGGTGAACTAGGTCACCCAGATGGTCCCACCATTAATCTTGATCGCGTATCGCATCGCATCGTTTCTCTCAAGAGAGAAGGCAATAATTTTATTGGTAAAGCAAAGATCTTGAATACGCCTATGGGCAATATTGCAAGAAATCTTTTAGATGAAGGCGTAAAACTAGGCGTGTCATCTAGGGGTCTTGGTTCCGTTGACCGTCGTGAGAATACTTCTTACGTTAAAGACGACTTTATGTTAGCAACCGCTGCTGACATTGTTGCCGATCCTTCCGCACCTGATGCTTTCGTCAATGGAATTATGGAAGGTAAAGAATGGGTCTGGAATAACGGTGCCATTCACGAGTCAAAAGTTGCTAAATATCAGAAGTTCATTTCTGAGAGTGAGCGCCGCGAATTAGAAACGCGGAAACTCAGAGTGTTTCACGATTTCTTGAACACTCTTTAATTTATAAATAAATCTAGACATACAACAGTATAAAAAGCTTAGAGGTTAACTCCCGATGTCCCAATTGATTAACGAAAAATTTGAGGAGATGGTTGCAGAAATGCAACTTCCCAGTAGCACTGTGCCTGGCTCGGAGCCCGCTGCACCATCCACTCAGTCGAAAACTGCAGTGAATGCCAAGGCAGAAGCTGGTGATCAAACTCCTGGAAAACTCGATCCATCCCTGGTGCCTGGTCAGGCAATTCAGGATCTAGGTGGTCCTACCCCCACTAACAATAAGTCTACTGACGATAGCAACAAACTCAAGGACAATGCAACCTTGGGTGCTGCTAAAGATGGTCAGACACGTAGTGACGGTACTGATCTGCCAGACGGTTCTGAACCAAAACTGGATCAGGGAATTGCCTATGGCACCCGTCGTGAGGACATCGAAGTTGACCTCAGTGCTGACGTTGCAGCACTCGCAGAAGGCGAACAACTGTCTGAGAAGTTTCTCTCAAAAGCAGCAACCATCTTTGAAGCAGCAGTTAAAACAAAGATTGGTTCTATTGTAGAGGAACTGGAAGCACAGTACAACACCAAGCTTGCCGAGGAAGTCGAAAAAGTTCGTGCTTCCTTGGCAGAAGAAGTCGATGGTATGCTTAAGTATACTTCCGAGCGTTGGCTCGAAGAGAACCAAGTTGCTATCGACAATGGTTTGAAGGTGGAACTCACCGAGTCCTTTATTGGTGGACTCAAGTCCCT